CAGTAGATTGCTCTGCTGCCTTCTTCATGGCAATTGTTTCTACGATAGCTGCTACATCAGGGTAGTCTGCTGCCCACTGCTCAATGTCTTCGTCAGACTTAGGCAGTTTCATTTCTTTCTTTGTAGCCTTTTCTAGCTGGCTTTTCATTGCCGCTAGTTCAGCCTTAAACTCTTCAGCTTGTTTTTGCTGGTGTCGGCGTAGGTCAGAGTAACGCTTCTTAAATGTTTTTTCTTCTGCGCTAGTAGGTTCAGCTTCTTCTGCTTCTACCACTTCACCTGCGTGTTCTTTCTTGAGTTGCTCTAGTTCTTCTTCGTCACGCTTAGTGCGTTCTTCTTGAGTGTATGGTTTATTTACAAATGCCACTTTAGGCGTAGTCTTCATGTCTTCTGCTAATAGTGTATCGTTCATGTTTGTATTTCCTTTTGTCGGGGCCACTGTAGCCACACTGTCGGGTGTGGGGAGTGAGTAGCCAACTAATTGTAACTAGTTAAACTGAAGTTACGTCAGTACTTTATTCCATCATGTCCCACCAATTTTTATACAACCTTAACCATGTTTTTTCTGGCACATAAGAGTATTTATAAAAATTATGAAGTACAAAGTCTAAACTAAAAAAAACATCGCATTTTTTATGTATCATAAAATGATTTACACAATTAGTATCTTCGTTCCATTTAGCAAAGTATTTGTACGTTGGACCTTTTGTATTATGTTCTACGCTGCTTTCTTTTGGTTTAACATATCCATCATCCATTCAGAACGTCCACCTATATCCGCTCCAATTTCAACAAAATCAGTAAACTCTGTTCCATTTTCTGAAATCATTAAATGGTCACTATTCATTAAGCTATAATAAATTTCACGCTTATCAATAGCTTTTTTAGATTCTGTTTCACCTACACGTTTCCACGTACCATTGTCCAATACAGGATGACCAGAAGTTACGTGTACTCCATTATAGTTGTACCAGTCTTCAAGCAGACCATCGCCTTGCATAACAGCATATACTAAGCCACCTTTATACATCTTATCTCCCGGCTTAATATCTTCGATACATTTTGTCGTTCCGTCAGCCATTTTAAATAGTGTACCCTTTTCAAAACAACCGCCCGATGCTCCTCCACTACTGCCGCCGCTATTGCCGCCGTCTGTGCCGCTACCGCTGTCACTATCTCCATCTCCGTAGCCGCCACCGCCGTCACTCGTTCCTACACCACTACCAGTGCCACCATACCCACCTGTTCCAGTATCTCCCATACCAGTTGCACCTTGAGTGTCATCATCGAACATTCCTGCTACATCTTCGGGTGACATTGCACCATAATCGGCAGGACTAGAAGGCGTAGAAGTTGATTTAGACCCCGGCCCTTTATCTCTCTCTGGACTTCTTGAGAAATCCATGCTTTTCATATTAGCAACGCTTATTTCACTTGCTAGTTCTCTATCAAATTTGGCTTTTTCTTCTCTTGTCATAGACATTCTATCTACAAAAGACGCTATGTCTTTATAGTGGCCTGTTAATTTTCCTGTTCTTACATTTACTCCAATTCCTGTTGCATGCATAAAACCATCTTTTACGCCGGGAATTGCATCCCCCGGATTATAACCATATCGACCACTTATTGTATCTACACCCGCAACATTCGAAGCCCTTACAGCGGCTCTAGCTTGCTCTTGCGTAATTGAAAAACCTTGTTGTCTTGCATCTAATGGGCCTAATGTTCCCTTACCAGTAGCAATAGAATCTAGCGTACTTCTGTCTAAAGTACCCGGAAACCCAGCAGTAGGACCGTATGCTCCCACCATTGAAGGCTCTCTAATACCAGAAACAGACGCTAAAGCAGATAATGGATTACCTGTTAAAACTCCTAACATTGCTCCAAGATTAAAACCCGAACTACCTGTTACACCATAAGGATTCTCTGATGCGGGAGTACTTAAATCATAACTACCGTAGTCGGTAATGCCTCTTAATCCTGCTTGTAATCCTTCTACACCTGTTCTACCGGGATAACCAGATATAGAAGTACCTGCACCTACGCCTACTCCATCATTACCATCGCCGCCTCTATCATCATCTTGCCCAACTACCGTTGTAGGCACTGTAGTTGTATCGGTTGGTGTTACAGCTTCTTCTGCTTCATATCTATAACCTTCTGGAATAGGATATATTGGTTGTCCATTTTTAAATGGTATTTGTCTTACTTGTCCTGCATCATTTACGTATCGTCTTAGTTCATCATATTGACCCGGATTAGTCCCTACTACCTGACCAAAAGTAGGTAGATTAGTTGTTTGAGGTGCTGTTATGTATTGAGTATTTTGAAGTTGAGGTCTAGTAAAACCGGGGATAACTGGTGCCACATATGGGGTAAATCCCGTGGTAGGACCAGTATTAGGTGTATTAATAATGCCCCCACCCGGCATAGGAACTACCCCGCCTAACTGAAAAGAAAGTTTGGTTTGAGTATCTAAACTTTTATTTTTAGACATTTTTTATAACCTTTATCTTATCCTCATATCCTTTAGGAATATTTGTTACATCCCCTACAAAAGCTCTTTGTCCATTATATTCTACAATACCAGATTTATTTTCAGGCACAGGCATACCACCTTGCGCCATTTCTACTGAATCATCCTCCATCTCAAGGTCATCAATTGTAAATGGAATATCATCTGGCAAAGTAGCTTCTTCACTATTGCCCATTTGACCCATAGCTTCCATACGAGCAAGACCAGCTTTAGCCTCTTGCCGCATTTCCATAAGTTTTTCTAATCCAAAATAACGAACTACATCTGCAGGAAAAACAAATTCACCCTCACTTAGTTGGGCAGGAATGTCATCACGAACTTCTTTTTGTGTAGAACCCGGTGGTACATCATTACCAGATACAGGGTCTACCGTGCCACCCTCATCCATAAGACCGCCATCATCAAACATATCCATTTGTTTTGCCATGTTGTTCATAGGGACTACTCCACCTTTTACAAATTCTTTAGCCGCCGATGCGGATTCTCTAACCTCTGCCTCTTCAAGAGCCGCCGCTGCTGACTCTGCAGGTATAGGCTTCATATTTTCGTGAATTTTAATATCAAATTTTCTAAGTTCAGTATGCGTTTTTGCCGTAGGCCATTTTTTACCACTAGCTTTGGCTTTTTTTATTGCTTCTTTTTCAGACAACATTTTTCCATTCCAGATAGAAGGTATTAAAGTTGGTACTCTTTTGCCTGTTTTATCCGGTAAATCAACTTGTCTAGTAGACACGGTGGATAAAGAACCGTCTTCATTTTCTTTAGCGTTTCCAGTTGCTATATTACGATAATGATGTTTAGTAATTTCATCCATCCGCTTTTCCTACGTCCTCACGTAATCGTTTAATCTTTCGTAATACATCAATAGCACCCTGTGCTTTGTGTACCGTTACCATATTTTCAGATTGTTCTAGCACCTTATGATGCTGGTCTACCATGCTATCCAAATACTTACTGAAGTGGTCCCATTGGCGGTTGTTGCCCACCAGCGGCTTCAGCTTGTTGAGGAGTTCCCTGTTGTTGTCCATTACCACTAAATCCCTGTTCACCCGGTACAGGAGCCTGTCCCATACCTATTGTGCCACCACCTGCTCCTGTCGGGTCCATTGGATTTGCACCCGCTGGTGCTGCACCTTCTGGTCCTGCTGCTGGTGTTTGAAACTGTTTCATAATCTCAGCTTGCAATGCGGCCTCATCCATATTGTTGGTTACTTTGTCGGGGTCTAGTCCCATTGAATTAGCAATCTCACGAATAATATATTGAAACTTCGCAAATGGTGCTAACGCTGGGCTACTTGCTACTTGCAAGAACTGCATCAATCTTTGACTACGTACCTCTGTAGCCATTAGGCTTTCTGTTCCACGCGCTTTAACTTCTAAGTCACCTTTAATTTCAGGGTCAAAGTCAAACTGCATATTAAAACGAAACAGTCCTTCGCCTAGTGGACGCAAAAGATAATCATCTACATTCTTAATAACTGTTTTAGTGCTGCCTTGTGCTGCACCCATAAGCATTGAGATACCAGAAGCGGTACGGCCTACACCTGATACACCTGTTTGTCCATGCGCAAAGGATGGGAAGCCAGTACTTTCATCTGCAAGCACACGAGCCTTATCAAACAGCATCATGTTTTCTTGTGACACATTAGGAAACTTTGTACCAAAGATAGCCTGTCCCGGTGCGCCGCCCTGCCTACGGAAAATCTTGCCCGGATACAGTGATAAGTCTTGACCCGGTACTAGATTGGTTTCATCTACCTCTACAATCAGGTTGCCCGACAGTACTGCGTTATCAACAGCCATACGCATAAAGCCATTCATCAATGTCTGTGTATCATCCATGTTTTCAGCAATACCTACACCAAAGAATGAGTATGGATTTAATTCATACGGTGCCGCATGATATGGTATCTTAGCTGGTTTGAATGGGTTAAGAACCATACGCAGTAACATACCGTTGCAAATCCATACGTTAGCCTGTAGTTCATCAAACTCTTTTAGCTCTTTTGGAATGGTAATATCTTGCTCTTCAAGCATCTCAATATCAACCATACCCCAATACTCAAGAACTTCAAAACGGTCAATGCTTGTCTCAGGCGCATAATCAGAAAGGTCATCTTCCCAATATTTCTTATCATAGTTTTCGCCTTGTGCGATAGCGGCATCAATTACCTGCGCACGAAAGTATGGACGTTTTTTGAGATTACGTAACTGTGTACGTGACATCTTGTGACGCTCAATTACATACTGCGCCTCATCCATGTTATTCGCATCTGGGTCAGGATAAAAATTCCAAACTGATACATGAGATACTTGTGGTACTGTTTTAAATAGTGGGTCATAATTACCCTCTTCATCCCAATTAGGGTATTCTTTATCTACGGCAAACGGACCTTTCATTACACCTGTACCAAATAGTGCCATCTCAAATGCAGCATTACGTAAATGTTTACTTGCACCTGACTCATCTAGTTGGTCGTGTATTTTCTTTTGCATCTTTTTAGCTGCAATCATTGCAGGGCTAAATGCAATAGCTGTAGGTGTTTTGCCCGGACCTTCTTTTAATTTATCTTGTACTGGCTCAAGTTTATTCTGCATTACACCCAACTTTTCAGTTAGTGTAATAGCCGTAGCACCCGGCTCTAAGTCACGTCCATCACCAGCAAACCCGTATGGACTAACATTCTGGTCAGTCTGCATTTGCTCTGGTTCTTGAGGGTCAAAGTGTACATCTTCTACTACACCTTCAGGTAATCCTGTAGGGTCAATAGATAAAGGAAACTTGTTGTTAGCAAACAGTACATCAGTAATCTGACCATAAGCTGCTAGTGTTTTAGTTTTAGTTACTTTAATAAATACGCGAGACTTCTCAGCTTCTGTAAACTGTACATCATTACTGTACAGTCCACGATAATTACGATAGGCACGTAGCCATCTATTCTCATCTTGTTCACGATAATCTTCAGAACGCAAGTAGCGACTTTGAATAAACGGAATAATAGAAGATACATCTGCGTCTTCTATTACAGTATCATCCGTATCTTCCAATGCAATTGCATCGTCCTCAATCATCATATCATCTTCGTTCATAATATATCCTTAATATCCAAAGGTTGCGTCTGCAACTGGCATACTATTTCTAGGTCCACCACGAGCGTCATAGTCAAATATACTAAATCGCGGTCTGCTCATTATACCATATCTTAGCGCATCATACAAGTGGTCTTCAGCATTTGTATCCACGTCTTCCGGGTTTTTCTTGTCCAGCGGTATGGCGGGTAACTGTGAGATGGTATTTGTGCAAGAATTAAAGAAAACAAGTCTTGGCTCCTCTGTAAATTCGTCTACCTGTAAACGCCTATGTATTTCATTTTTACCAGATATGCGGCTACCACGGCTACGGTCTGACGGTCTCCACCGGCAGCCTTTCATAATCATTTGCTCCGCAAGAGAAGGGCCAGTGTCACCACGCTTGTGCCAAAGAGAACTGTCCAAAACACCATACTTAATATTTCCATCACCGGCCTCTGCATCCAGTATCATATCTGCCAAATCTGTGGCAAGGACTTTAGATACGTAGAGTTCTCTATATACCACAAGTTGTTCATTAGGTGCAACAGCAAACCAGATAACACCAGACTTGCTGCCGTAACCATAATCGCAAGCCCTAAACTTAACCCAATTACTAGGTATATCAAAAGGCTCAATGACATGAATACTACGGTCAAACTCAGTAAAAGCCGCGCCTTCTTTAATATCCCAGTCTCCATCAAGGAGTTGTCTTCGTTGCTGCTCTGGCATGGAGAGTAGCATGGCTTCGTAATCACCCGACTCTGCAAGGTATGGATTATCAGAAAGTCTTGCGGGTATAAATCGCCTTTTGTATAAAGGTCTTCCAGCCTTTGCGTGTCCTGCTGGGTATCTAAGGACTTCTCCTGTTTCAATATCGGTTGCATCGTATGCTCTATTATAAGGGGCGGGGTCAATAAACATCTTCTTAACCCAATGATGACCTCTACCGCCGGGGTTGGTCGTAGCCCTCATATAAATTGGCAAATCGGGTGCAGTGGACCTAAGACGAGACCGCATATAGTTCCATGCGTATGGTGTGGCCCATTGTGTTAACTCGTCAAATCCTATCCAGCTAAACGCTAGACCCTGATAACGCAAGACATCATCATCTCTGTCGAGATACGACATCCACAACCTTGCTCCAGATGGCGCAGTCCACTGCATTTTTCTTTCTGACCACTTAATACCGGGCCAGATTTTTGGGTACAACTCCTGCGACTTGAATACGAGTTCTCTTAACTCTTCCGTTGTGTGTCGCAAAAGCAACCCACTAAATGCGGGATGCCCCATGTAGCGTAGTGGGTCAGAGAGCATAGCATAGGA